GGAATTCTTCGAAGTCGATCGTGAGGTGCGGCCGTCAACCCTTAACTGGGGAGACGATTGCATGGATTTTTCGCGGCTCGATGATCTTTCTTTTGATCATCTTGCTTATAATGAAAACTCCTCAGGAGAAACTGGATTTCCAGCAACTTCTGACTCAGCTCGTCAGAGAACTTTTGCTCGGGCACTACACTTTGTTTGCGACATAGTCGCTACTCAGTTTGGTGTTTTCTCGCATGATTCTCATCGAGCCAGACATGGACCAGGCGCAGTATCAGACCTTAAGGCCGATGTGACGAAATATTCGTTTCCATCGTGGTCTGATAAGCTCGATCAGGTTTTCCCATATGCAGATTTGGCTTTTATTGACCATATGCATTGGGTTGACGAATCTGATCGTCCGTGTATTAACCATGAACAACCTTCTAGGCTGCTTATGGTACCAAAGACCGCAAAAGGTCCTAGGTTGATTGCTAGTGAGTCTGTTTCACACCAATGGTGTCAGCAGATTATACTTGCGTATCTTAATCACGGAATTCAGAACTCAATCCTTAAGAGTTGCATTTCTCTTAAGGACCAGAATCCCTCTCGGGATATGGTTCTGAAAGCATCCCATAATCGTTCACACGCGACGATCGACCTGTCGGCCGCATCTGACCGTGTATCGTGTTGGTTTGTAGAAAGAGCTTTTCGGAGAAATAAATCCCTCCTTAGGGCCCTTCATGCATCCCGTACGCGATCCATCATTAATGGAACTTCCATTGGTGAGTGGACGACTGAAAGCTTTGCACTTGCAAAGTTCTCGACCATGGGGTCTGCGTGTACGTTTCCGATTCAATCGATTCTTTTTGCAATGGTTTGTATTGCGACCCTCCTCTCTGAGGAGAATCATAATTGGACCCTGCATAGAGTTCGAAAGATCTCACGTACAGTCCGGGTCTTTGGGGATGATATTATTATCCCTACGGACCATTTCGATGCGGTATGTAGGAACCTTTCAGTTCTTGGCTTAAAAGTCAATGATACCAAGAGTTTTTCGGAAGGTCACTTTCGTGAATCTTGCGGTATGGATGCTTGGGGTGGTTTTGATATCACTCCCGCGCGTCTTAACTGCGTTCCTAACATTTCCCGCCCCACATCACTGATGTCAACCGTGGATGCCTCTAACAACTTCTATTTGAAGGGTTATTGGCGTACTGCGGCCTACATCGAATCGACAATTCCACAGTGGGTGCGTAAGCACTTACCAGTGGTCGCGAGTGATTGTGGGTCTTTCGGTCTAATCTCCCATTCAGGAGAACAGTATGATCACCTTAGATCACGCTGGAACGCGTCTTATCAACGCGTAGAGGTAAAGGTGACTAGGATAAAATCCAGGGTCATCCGCTGCCTCCAGACCGGAATACACGATCTCTTTCAGTACTTTACTGAGCGCCCTGCTCCCGATACTCATTGGGAGCCTGGCAGAGTTCGTGACTCGAGCGAATACTTAACGCTCGGGTGGGAGTCCTTGACCTCTATAACATCGAGGCTGAGGATGGAGTAGCTAGTAATAGCTATTGAAGGAGCC